TTCTGTATCCAAAACATGAAAATATTTTCTGTCGTCGCAATCAGACCAGAAAAATTCCATTTGACATCCAAGGTAGTGTACGTTTTCTTGTTGAGATTTGGTATGGTAGTGACCAGAAAGAACCATATCAAACCTGCTGAATATGTTTTTGTCCATACCTACTGGAGCAAGCACACCCGCTTGCATTTCAAATCCTTGCAATTCTAGATGCGCCGCCAATATATCTGCTCTACATGTTTGCAAGAACTCAAGAACCTCAGTTTCATTTTCTGCGTTTATCCAAGGGATCAATGCGCAACGAAGTCCATCATAATCCATTATAGCGCATTCTTCGATTATATTGACCTCGTTCATATAGTGACCGAGCAGTTCTTTGAGTGCGTTTAACTGATTGGTGTTTTTATAATAGACATCGTGATTACCTGGGATAATATCCATATGAATCCCACGATCCCGAAGTTGATCAAGAAATATGCGCCGATTGTGGTTAAGTGCTTTGAAATTGATCGAAGTGCGGTTTTCATAATAATCACCCAAGTGGAGGATTTTATTTATACCGTGTTTTTCTAAATATGGAAAGAAAGTATCTCTATAAAATTTCTCTTGATGATCCATAAAAATTTCAGAACTATTACGAACACCACAATGCGTGTCGTTTAGTATTGCTATCTTCATTTATAAAAATTCCGTTAAATCCGAATCAGCAGACCTAAATCTTCTTGTTTTTTCTTTCTTGATAAATTCTTTAACCTTTTCATCTTTCTGTTTTACAAAATCTATACGCCCTTTTAATTCTTCGATGAAAGCTTTTGTTTGCATTGCGGCAGGGTTGTTAGCAAGCTCTTCTTGAAGAGATTCTTCTATGGCATACTCGGTCATGTATTTAATTTTAATATCTTGGTGTTTCTTTTCTTTCTGAATTCTTCTAAGAAAGGCATACCAAACAATCTGAGTAAAATATGCAAACGCATTAGGTTTTCCGGTTCTTGTTGCTGCTTCAATATTGTAGTTCTCAATTGCTTTAAGGCAATTTTCTACAGCATCCATAACCATTTCTTCTCGATAAGTGTACCGAACAAAATTCGCTTTATGAGAAAGACCTTCAGAAATTTTTAAAAAACATGATGCAATGTAATCAGTAACTATTGGTTTTGCCAAACCTTCGTCCGCGGATTTATGAACAGATTTTTTATACTCAACAACCGCTTCTGAGAATTTAGCGTTGTTAACGTAGTGCGGTTTTTCGCTTGGTTTGAGCGCAGGGGTATTAGTCATAATGTACCTCAAATATAAAATTATATAGTTTTTCTTCCAGATTAGCAAGGGTTGCTTTTCGTCAAGAAATTAAGTAAAATAAGAGCTATAAGGTCAGGGAACCACTGAACCTAATGCAATATATCAGTATCACTAGGAAATTTAATTATATTAGTTTTTTCTTTTTCTTTTTCTTTTTTTACACATTCGTTATCTGTGATTTCAAAATTATTTTTTATTGCATTTATTGTCTCAGATAATCCTTTCAAGTTTTCAATCTGCTCTTGTCTAAACATTTCAGATTTTTTGTTAGCATTAATGTGCATATCGGTGGTTGCAAGTTTATACTGGTGAATTAGTATGTGGTTAGGGATTGATGTTGATATGATATGCCGAGAGTCTACAACGGTATATGCATATTCGTTTTCTTGCAAATGGATCCATGGACTAATCGAATAATAATATTCGTTTTCATGAGAATCAAAACTATGCCTGATTTCCATTGCATTTTTTATGATGATTTCGTGAAACCCCTTTTCACACCATTCTACGACTTCACAAATAATTTCTGAACCATTTGTTAATTTAAATTGCTTAATGCTTGAAATCATATTTTAACTTCTGTTATCTTATAAGGGAACTTTTCATTAGTATATATTCGAATTCTTTCGGCGCTATGTTTAAGTGTAAAGTTGGGTTTTCCGTCGACTCTCAAATCGTCGGCAATATCATATAGTTTCGTTGTTCTGCCGTCGTCAGATATGCGCAATCCTCTTCCGATAGATTGTAGCACCCGAACCTGCGATTTCGATGGCGAAGCAAAAATAATATTGTGAATATTTCTAATATTAATTCCGGTACTAAAGGTTCCCAAACTAGCAAGAGTAATGCTGTCTGTCTCTCTTTCAATAATATTCCTAATTTCTTCACGGTTCTCTGTTTTAGTCTCACCGCTAACATAAAATAATTTCCGGTGTTCGGGTAAATTATTAGAGATTAATTCTCGCAAAACTTTTCCGTGTTTATCGACCAGATTGAATAGAACAAGAGTATTTCCTTTTAGATCGATACACAAACGACTGATAAAACGATTTCGAGATATATGAGAAACAATAAAATCAATCTCTTGTTGATAGGTCGCATTTTTAAGAACAGATTTTTCTTCTTTATTGTACTGCATATGAAGTATGTCTATATTTAACAATGCTAATTGATTTTTCTTTTGCAATTCTACTGTTGTAGTAACTTTTTTGACAGGTCCGAACAGTCCCTCTAAAACCATCCTGTTTGTTTCAGTACCATCCAAAGTACCTGTTGTGCCAAAACGATACTCGGCATTAATCGCTTTATTCATAATAGAAGAAAGAGATTTTGCTTTAAATCCGTGACATTCGTCCCCAATTACCATACCGAATTGTTCAAACCATTTAGGATGTAATTTGTGTATAGACTGCCAAGTACTGATAACAATTTTTTTATCAGTGTCTTTATCTTTCCCAGAATAAATCACATGACAGTTATCATCAGAATTGAAACCGTACTGAGAAAAGTCTTTGAACATCTGCTCTACGAGTCCTGTGGTCGGCACCACGATGAGAACTTTGTCTGGGTGAGCATTTATATACCACTGGAATAATAAATATATTATCAAACTTTTTCCTGACCCTGTCGGAGAGACTAGAACACAACGTTTGTTTTCTATTGCGTGCGTTACAGCATCATACTGATAATCCCTAGGAACAAAAGGAAGTTTTAAACCGCTCATAAAAGCGAGTTGTTTCATATGGTTTATTTTATTTTTTTCACCAGGAATTCCATAATGAGATTCTACGAGCGAAATGCCATAACCTTTATCCATAGCAAACCGTTTAATATGATAAAACAATCCAGCATTAATTTCACCATTCATCTTATTAAGCATGTGAATTTGCCCGTCCCAAACTTTTCTTTTAAAGGCGGGCATAAATTTATATCCAGGAACATAAAACGAAAAGGTTTCGTATATTTCTTGAGCAATGTGCTGCGGGCATTCAACTAACTGAAGCATCGAATAATTGTTTAACTTTAATTTAATTATGTCCACTTGAATAATCCAATTTGATCGCTAAAACGAACTGCGTTATCATGAGGAGGATACGTTTCTATTGTCTGATATTGTTTAATGTTAACGTATTCTTCTAAAAATATAAGATCCAATTTCTCGTCTTCAATAGATTTTAAAACCCCCTCGGCACCTTGGTGCCCTTTAATGTTATCTATCATTAAATAAGGGATGTTGAGAACTTTACAATTTTTTATATCTCTTAAAGCATATTCGTAACTATGGTCGCCGTCTATATGACATAAATCAAACATGTTTTTTTCATAGTGATTCAATATATTTTTAGAATCATCAATAGTAACGGAAAACCTTTCCCCGTACCTTGTTTTAACCGCATCAATTCCTGAGCAGTTAGATATGGTCTGATTTCTTATATCAATGCCGAAAACCGTTGCGTCTACAAAAGTTTGTAACATGTAAGTGGAAGAATAACCTAGACAAACACCAATTTCTAAAATATTTTTAGGAGAGACTACTTCGCTTACTTTATCTAAAAACGTTTTAATATATTTGTTAGCCGGTAAGTGCCCCCACCACTTAGATCTATTATCTTCAAGCGATTCGCGCATTTTTCTAATAGATTCTATTTCATAAAAATGATCTAAGTCGAACACTGGAGTAATTGAATCTTCCCATTCTTTTTTATCCATCAAAAACCTGCCTCAAATTGTCTCCAGCGAATCATGTTGCCAATGGTCTGGTGCCTCCAGTTGAGATTAGTAACAATTTCTTTCAAAGTATCTATAACAACCTTTAACATCTCAAGCCTCGCTTCAGACGCAACTAGTTCTGGATCTGCTTCGATGTAATGTTCCATCTCGCCTTTTAAAATCTTTAACCCATTAAAAGGGTCGGGATCCCACCCTAACTCGGTCACTTCTTCTTGAGACAGTTTCCCGTTGTACCACAACCATTTCCATTTCATAAGTTCTTTTTGTTTAAACTCTGCCTGTTTTAATTTCAGTTTAGTTTCTGAAAGCAAAGAAAGATACTTGGCGTGAAGTTCGGGGGTTGTGCGAGAAGATTCGTCGGGGTGTGCGTTATCAATTCGACAGTCTTCGCGCCATTCTTCAAGGATTTTATCTAAATTCATAATAATCTTATGTAAAGATAAAATTATACTACTTTATTTCGAAATAGTCAAACCGGAATGTTACAGGGAAAACGACATATGTTCCGTCGCTGGTTGAATTGAATTCAATATTTCCAAGGGAAACCGGAAGAGCGTTTCTGTAGACCAACTCT